AATTCCCACTTTACAAAATATTAATCAACCAATTCCCACTTTACAAAATATTAATCAACCAATTCCCACTTTACAAAATATTAATCAACCAATTCCCACTTTACAAAATATTAATCAACCAATACAGAATTTAGGAACAATTAATCAACTGATGGAAAAATCAAAAGAAACAGTTAACATTCCAATATCTAGTGTGATTTCAACTCGACCGTCTTATAATTTGACTGATTTTTACACATCTCTTCAACCAATAACAAATAAATCATCTAATATAAAACACATTCCATCAATAAATATTTAAAAATTATTTTTATTATATGAATTTCACAATTTTTAGTCGATGACTAAAAATTGCATAGATATCAGGAGTATTCAATAATGAAGATATTTCTAAAATTCGTTTCAATGAGTTAGATCGAGGTTTTAATAAGGTGATTGTTCTGAAACTCGTCTCAATGATTTAGATCGAGGGCTTAATAAGGATGGTTGTTCTGAAATTCGTCTCAATGATTTAGATCGAGGGCTTAATAAAGGTGATTGTTCTGAAATTTGTCTCAATGAGTTAGATCGATGGGTCAATAAAGGTGATTGTTCTGAAACTCGTCTCAATGTGTTAGATCGAGGGCTTAATGAGGGGGATTGTCCTGAAACTCGTCTCAATGAGTTAGATCGAGGGCTTAATAAGGGGGATTGTTCTGAAACTCGTCTCAATGTGTTAGATCGAGGGCTTAATAAGGGTGATTGTTCTGAAACTCGTCTCAATGAGATAGGTCGAGAGCTTAATAAGGGGGATTGTCCTGAAACTCGTCTCAATGAGTTAGATCGAGGGCTTAATAAGGGGGATTGTTCTGAAACTCGGGTATATGATTTAGATGGATGATTTAATAATGAAGATGATACTGAGAGTCTTCCTGAATGTCTAGATCGGGGACTTAATACTGACGAAGATTCATTAAATTGTTGAGATAATTTAGATCGGGGACTTAATGATGAAGATGATTCATTAAATTTTTGAGATAATCTAGATCGGGGACTTAATAGTGTAGATGATTCATTAAATTGTTGAGATAATCTAGATCGGGGACTTAATGGTGAAGATGATTCATTAAATTGTTGAGATAATCTAGATCGGGGACTTAATGGTGAAGATGATTCATTAAGTTTTTGAGATAATCTAGATCGGGGACTTAATGGTGAAGATGATTCATTAAGTTTTTGAGATAATCTAGATGGTGGACTTAATGATGAAGATGATTCAGTAAATTGTTGAGATAATCTAGATGGGGGACTTAATGATGAAGATGATTCAGTAAGTTGTTGAGGTAATAGTGGAGAAGATTGAATAACTCTGGTGGAAGATTTTTTAGTGAGTGTATCAGAAGAATTAGATTGAGACTGTAATGGTGGGGGAGTTGGATAAATTTTGGATGTACTTTGTTTTTTTTGACCATAGGGAGTTAATAATTGGCTAGATTGGGATTGACTAATTTGATCATTAATTTGAGTAGATTGATATGTTTGATAATAGGATAATCCTTGATCTGGACATGTATTAGAATCCAGGAGGAAAATATATTTAACAGGATGATTTCCAAGTCCACCAGTAGCAACAACAGAATAAGATTTACCCGAAAATATTTTTTCGGATACATCCAATACAAAATTTGATCTGTTAAATAATTTAAGTTCCAAATCATCCGATGGGACTGATACATACTTAGTGATATTTTCATAAGCAACATTTTCAAATATTGTTGAATTTTTATTTTTTACATCAACTTGACCTACTCCATATGCAGTATGAATAAATCTAACATTTGATGTATTTAAATCCGAACATGTCATATCTTCCAATAATACTAGAATTCCTAATGTATTTTTATTATTTGCTGATCCGTGAATTATTAATGTGTATTTTTGATTTTGTTTAAGTGCTTCTAATTTTCCTATCAAAATTGGTGCGGTTGTATCTTTAACGAAAATTTCAAGATTATGATCTTTTGAAGTAATTGATAGATAATCACTTATCTCGGTATATCCTAAATTTTCTAATATTTGTGTATTATCTAATTTTACATCAACATTTGGTGAGTCAGCTACATTATGAATGATTCTAACTTGTGTTTTCTCTTTATTTAATCGACAACTCATTTTTTTAATTTTAAAATTTTTTTTTTTATTTATTTCCAAAATAAATAAAAAAATTAGATATAAATATTAATAATATAAAATGATAGAAACTAATTTAACCTTTATGATTTTTGGTGTTATCATTATTATTATCCTCCTAATAATAATACTGATAATTTATTATACTAGTAAAAGTATTTCTGAAATTAATAATTTTTTAGATATTTTACCACAACAAATTAAGTTAATTAATCAATATATTAATACAATTAGTCAAAATACTCAAAATTTCACTGATTCCATTACTGATGATGTTACAAAAACAGATCAATCTATCAAAAATTTTGTATGTACAAACAATTTTTTAATTCCAGACAGCCCTGCATATTGTAAATCATAAAATGATTATAAAAATATAAAATATAATTATTTTCAAATTAAAATGAATATTGAATGTGTTTCTGAAAATACTAATCAACCACAACAAATTATATCACCAAAAAATATAGACAACATAATTATTATTATTATATTAATAATAATATTAATATTAATAGGAGTTATTGGATATATGATATACACCACAATAATGACATTAATTACTAATATTAATACCGTAATTAGTATTGTAAACACTGAAATTCCTATAGTAAATAATTTATTAAATGAGTTGATTACAGATGTTCCAATTATTACAACGCAAATTGGTGATTTAGACGATACTCTTAAGCAAACTGCATGTTGTTTAACTAAAGGATTTCTTTACCCCTTACCAGAATATTGTAGCCAAAGTAAATATACATGTCCTAGTAACCCAGGGACAAGATTACGAAAATGTTAATGTCTATAGCATGATACACATTTGGTCATCCATAAATTAAATTGATGAAAGTTATTATCTTTAATTTTTGATAACAGGATTGACAATATTGAAAGTTTGAGAAATAATAGTGTGTTGATTACAAATCAAATTGGTGATTTAGACGATAGTATTAAGCAAAGTAAATCAGGAACAAGGTTACGAAAATGTTAATGTCGATAGCATGATACACATTTGATCATCCATATATTAAATTGATGAAAGTTTTTCCCACAATCGACACACTGATACAGTGGCGTCATTATCTTTAATTCTTGATAACAGGATTGACAATATTGATATTTATAATATTTATAAAAAATTTGATCACACATTAAACAATTTTCAAAATTAGTTATATTGAAAGTTTGTGGAATAATAGTGACTGTATGAGGACTTTTTTGATTTAATAATTGAGATAATAGAAATTTATATTGATATATATCAGGAGAGTGATTACAACATTTTTGACAAAACAAATAAATATTATGATCGGTAATATCTAAATTATAAAATCCTACAGGAAATATTTTATTTCGACAAATACATTTATATATTGGATTAATTATACATCCAATGATTATTAAATTATTCCAATTTATTTGTTTATTAAATAATTTGTAATAACTATTTACTGGGTTATTTAACATATCAATCTCACCTGAAACAATAATTCGATTATCTAATTTAATCAATTTTTTGTCTGATTGACTGTATATATATGTCATTTAATTTAGGATAAAAATAAGTAATAGAATAATTTCAGAAAGTACAAAAAAAAGTAGAATAATTGTTGTACTACTGAAATAAAAAAACTACCATATAAAATAATATCATCTGGGATATATATTATTACTAAATCATTAAAATTTAATAGGGAATATCCAAATGCGATATGTAATAAATCATCTAACGGGATATATTTAAATGAAGAATCACCTGGAAAAAATAGTTAGATTATCTGATTGACTGTATATATATATATTATTTAATTTAGGATAAAAAATAAGTAATTGAATAATTTCAGGAAGTGTAAAAAAAAAAGTAGAATTAAAAAAAATATAATATAAATGAATAATTGTTGTACTACTGAAATAAACAAACTACCATATAAAATAATATCATCTGGGAAATATATTATTACTAAATCATTAAAATTTAATGGGGAAGAACCAAATGCGATAACAATATGTGCTAATAAAGTTGAAATTGATTTATGTGGAAATGAGATATGTAATATTTGTAATAAACCAGCTAACGGGATATATTCAAATGAAGTATCACATATAACTATAAGTAATGGAATAATTAGAGGATTTTCAACAATTAAATCTCAACTTAATTTAGGATATGGAATAAGGAATATTAATGGTACTAATATTAATATATATAATATAACAATTTACAATGGAACATTTGGATTATCACATGATAGAATTAGAGGATGTAATTTGGAAAATATTTTATTAACAAACATTAATATAGTTTTAATTGAAAATTCGACAAAATGTGATCCACCAAATGATGATGAAGTTAAAACCAATACGATAGATATTAGTAATTGTGATGCATATTTAAACAATGATTTTATGATATTAGATATACCAGTGGCGATTAAGTTAAATGGAGTAAATGGATTGTATAGTAAAAATATAAAAATATATAATTCAGTGTTAGGATTGGATGTAAAAGATTCTCAAAATTTGCATCATGATTTATGGTATTATTCAGGGGTTAATCGAGGATTTGAAATTACATCATCAATAAATATTTTTATGGAACATGTGAAAATGTCATTAACTCAAAATTCTAATTCATTTGGATTAGTTGGAATTGGTAAAACTGGAATAGATTTAACTAAATCATATTTGGTCAAAAATGTACATATGAGTAAACTTCAATTAACCGCAAATCAATCTTTTCCTAATGTCAGTGGTTTAATATTAGGACATTTAGATAATTTTTATTTAGAAAATAGTAATATTCATCACAGTAATGATATGGTAACTATATCGGATACTGGAGGGATTAGACATTATGGGTATAAATATAGCAAAACAGTAGTTATTGATAATATTAGAATGACTGGAAATGTGTCAAATGGAGTATCGTATATGCAATATGGAAATGGTAAATTATATGATCATAATTTGACTAATAGTTATATTAATTTAACAAGATCATTCAATAGTGTTTTAATTAAGAATGTTCAAACATTATCCAATACACCTTCTGGGTTAATTGAACCATCTATTAATGCATCTAATATTAATATTACTAATAATAATATTACTAATAGTAATAATTGTGTAGATGAAAGCAGAAGTGGAATTACGTTAGTATCATCCAGTCAACATAATATTATTAATAATACAATTAGTTTTCATAATATTGGAACAACACTTACTGGTACATCATTATTTAATACTGCTATTGATAATTTATACACATATAATATGTTTGGAATAGTTTCTAGTGATCAATCAACGATAGGGACGAGTGGAAATAGATCATCAGCGAATGGACCAAATAAGATCTTAAATCCGAGTCAAGGTGTACAAAGTTTTTAATATTTATAAATGGGTTCAAATCTTTCTAAAAAAAATTTACCAAAATTGGAGGACCTGAGTATAAGTAAAGATAAATTATTAGAGTCGACGGTATTTAAAAAACTATATCAATCTGATGGAATCAAAAAAGTTAAATATATTGCTGGATTATCAGCACCAATTAATCAAATAATGAGTGGAATAGTTAATACTAATTAATCAATGATAGGAACGTTTGGCAATACACCAACACCAAATCAGATATTATGAGGTAACAACTTTTTAAAAAATGATTTTATTTTTTTTAATAAAGATATTAAATTTTTTATATTTATAAATGGCTTCAAATCTTTCTAAAAAAAAAAGTTTACCAAAATTGGAGGAGCTGGGTATAAGTAGAGATAAATTATTAGAATCAACGGCATTTAAAAAACCATATCAATCCGATGGGATCAAAAAAGTTAAATACACGCCTATTGCTGCATCATCACCACCAATCAATCAAATAATGATAGGAGAGAATAAAGGGAAAGTAGATGTGTGGACGAAAGAATATCCAGAAATGAAAATATCGCCACATGGTGAGATGATATTAAATTTAGTTAAAAAATATTCTATATTTGGAATCGAAGCGCCAACGGGAACAGGAAAGAGTAGATATGTGCCATATATATTAGCTAAAGCAGGATATAAAGTGAGAGTGGCGATACCAACGACGGTAGCGGTGAGAGATTCGGCGAAATTTCAACAAACACATACAAATTTGAAAATCGGGTATGCAGCGGGAAGAGAAATAAAATATATGGACACAG